ACACTTGTGTAATAAGTAAGACCTATCAAGTCCTTGTCTGGAATATCGGTTGACCAAATATAACCTGGCTTATGGCTTTGAATGGCAACGTGTCCGAATCGTCCGCCTTTCCAAAAGTGTGTCGCACCAATAGGCGCAGTCATTGGATCAGTAAATTTGTTTTTTTTAGGCGTATTGTCCCAAGCAGATATTGCTGAAGGGAATTTAGCGGAAATGTTCCAAGCTAATCGACAAGTTTTAAGGCACATTCCTTTAACGCCTGTTTTGCGTTCAATATGCCATTGCTGCATCTTTTCAGCAGCTTGACGACCTATCATTAGTGCTCGTTGTTGTCTTTGACCTTAACGTAGCCAAAAGTGCCGTCTTGTGGATTTAACCAACGAAGTAATGGTGGAAGTACTGCTGCTAATCCTGATGCTAATAAAATTTTTGGATCTGTGACACCTGCAAGGTAACAAGCTATGACTGATGCAAGGAATGCTCTGCCGTAAGATGATGCTATTGCTTTGAAGTTGTTCATAGTATACTTGCTAATTCTTCTTTGGTTAAGCCTGCTACTTCTGCTAACTTTTTGATAGCGTTTTCACGTGAGTCTTGTTTGGCTTTATACTCGGCTTCAAGTAATGCATAGGCATCTGCTGTGGCTTTTCTGTCAGCCAAAAAGGTTTCTTTATCTGCGCCTGTTAGTTCAATAATTTCATTATCTACACCAATGAATACTTGGTCTTCTTTTGCTTTAGCCATTATTTTGCTACTCCAAAAATTGAAACTGTGCCACCAAAAGTACCAGTACTTACTATTAAGGTGAAGCCATCAAATTGTGTACTAGAATTTTGAAACCCAACATTTGCTGTAGAATATAAAGTGGTTGATAATAACATTACATTGGTTGCTGAAAATGTTGTTGCTGCCGCTAAGTTAGGTGAATACACATACAGTTGTGTTGCGTTAATTGCTTGACCAGTATTTGCTAAATCTGCAACATAAAGTTCGTCTGTTCCTACACCATCTCGCTCACCAAAAACTCCTGCACCTTGTGAATAAATTCTTTGACTTCCATAATTTGTACTAGTATCAACACCTGCTGCTCTTAACTTTAATGTAAGAATTGGACTACCAGAAGATGTTGTATTTTTATACATAATAAAATAATTATCATAAGTTGAATTGAAAACTGAATTTATAGATTGACTGGATACTCCACTAAAACTAGTCGTATTTAATAAAACCATTCCAGCCTTTTTAGTACCAAGAGCTGTATTCATTGAGGTGTCAATTGCTGTGCCAAGGGCACGAATAGCGGAAGCGCCGTCTTTAACAAGAGCGGTATCGTCTGGGGTAGTCCAAGAATAGTTTGTAGTTGTTGCCATAGTTACTTATCCTATCGCTAAGTCAAGCCAAGTCAAGACACTATCAAGGTTTTGCCATTGGGTTGTGGTGTTGTAATCTTCCCATTGTACATCAACTGTTGAGTAAATCTTGTTACTTACAATCATCTGTAGATCCAATGAATTTTTGCCAAGTGTCCAAGTCCAGCCTTCAACAAAGCCTTCAAATTCACTTGTAGGAAATAGGCCAACTGGTAGAGCTGAAACAAATAGTGCTTTATCCATTGTGACCCCAAGTAAAGAATCTCTGGTTGTGTTGTCTAAATTGCCGTTTGCAAGATTAAGGCTTAAAGAATCAAAACTTGTTTTAGGAATACCTCTAAGAGCTACAAACCTTGTTGCTTGATTTGTTGCCTCTGTTGCGTCTGAAAGGATAGTTGGGTTTACCTGTTGGATAACACCATAAAGATTTACACTTGCGTCATCTATAGCTTCAACCTCAGCTTCAGGATTGCCGTATTGAACTACAACACTATTCACAATGTCTGCTACTTGAAGCCTTGTTTGAATACCTTCAGAAGATACAACTGTTGAATTAAGAGGAATAAGGTTTGTTCCGTAGTTGTTTGTTCTGCGTTCTGCGTCAGCGTAACCAATGTTGCCCGCTGTGGTTTCATACATGTATCCAAGTCCAGAATCAGAGGTGGTATTAACTAGATCAAAAGCGTTTTCTGATAATGCTGTTCTAGCTAGTACTGTGTAACGTCCGCCGTCAATGGTGTCTATGCCTTGAACACCATAAGTAGCCCAAATATCTGTGACTGGGACATCTGTCCATTTGTAAGTTGTGCTTAAATCTTCCCAAGCGGTATAAAGTGTTTCTTGTAAAATTCTTGTGATACGTGCGCCGTCAAGTTCTAAAGGATAATTAACCTGACCTGCAAGCCTTTTAACAAGTTGGCTTAAAGAACCTTGTGCCTGAATTTGTAGTACGTTAGCAAAAGTTCCACCATAACCTGCACCAGATAAAGTGTTAGAAACACTAGATACTTCACCAGTAAACAATTTAACAAAAGTTCCTGCTGTGTTTTTGGTTTCAATAACAACGGAATCAAGAAGGCTAACTGTTGGGCTTGTTCCTGAAAGATTAACTAATTCAAGGTTGCAGTAACTTGGTTGGGTTTGGTCAAATATGTCTACACGACCTGCGGTAATTGTTCCACCACTTAAAATCTCGCTAGTGTATTCCACTCCAGCGATTGTTACTTTGTGAGTTGGTGTAAATGTAGGCATTGTTATCGTATGCCAAGACCAAGACCAGAAGTTTGGTTAGCAGTTGATAATACTTTAGTTATTGTTCTAGCTGTACCTTGAGGATCAACTGCGCCTTTAACTGTAATGTTATTTACAACTGTTCCACTTGTTTTTGGTTTGCTTGCTAATGAATCAGGTATTAAAGCACCAATAATTGGCATTGAGTTGGCTTTGTCTATGTATTCTTGAATCTTGTCAATAAGACCTTGAATGGTTCTTACAGCACCAGCAATAGCGTCTACCATTACGGCTATGACGTCAATAATGCCACCTATGATTGCACCAATAATTTTAAAGGCTTCACCTAAACCTATTGCTAATACTGGGATAAGTATGTCTTTTGTGAATCCTGCTATGGCTTTGAATAAATCAAATAGTGGTTGAAGTTTTTCTCTGTTGCGATCTATTGCGTCTGTTACTGTTCCAAACGCTTGTTGTATGCCGTTGAAGATTGGTGTAAAGATTTTTTGAAGATATTCTAGTGCGCCACTTAAATCTATGTTTACTGATTTGGTTACGTTTTCAAATCCTGCTACAAAGTTGTTTAAGAAAGGTAATGCTTTTTCTGTAATAAAGCCTAATAGTTTTTCAAGTATTGGAAGTAAAGCTGCACCTATAGATTCTTTGGCTTCATCTATTGCTATTTTGACTCTTTCCATTCTTCCTGAGAATGAGTTAGCGGCTACATCTGATTGGCCAGCAAATTGTTTGGATAAAGCGTCTTGGGCTTTAGCAAAGTCTTTTGATTTTACTATTGAATCATCTAATGGAACACCTAATCTTTTTAATGCTCCTAGGTTTCCGTCGTAGGCTTTTCCAAGTGCTTCTGAAACTGAGGCAAGGTCTTTGCCTGTTCCTGCAGATATGTCAAGTGCTAGTTGTTGAAGTTTTTGTGCTTTTGTTACATCACCTGTTGATCTAACAAGTCGGTCAAGGCTTGGACGTAGTTGGTCGTCTGTCACACCTTTAGCTAGTGAGGTTTTTGTTATGTAGTCTTCTACACCTTTGATTTGGTCTTTGGTTGCTTTAGTTGTGTTCTCTAAAGTTTTAGCAAGAGTGAGTTGTGCTTTTTCATCTTCAATAGCAGCTTTAACAGCTTGTACACCTATTGTTATGGCAGCAGCACCAGCGGCTACTCCAAGGGCAGCAAAAGCCATAGCACCAGTTTTTAATGCGCCGCCTAGTTTGTCTGAGAATGTTCTTGTTTCATTATCCGCTTTATTTAAGCCGTCAATAAAATCTTTTGTGTCAGCAAGTAAAGCAAGTTTAAGCGTCCTAATATCAGCCATTACAATCTCCCAATCCAAGCGTTTTTAACTTTTTCAAAACCTTCAAGCCATTCTTTAGATATTGTTGGTTGAAATCTGGACATAGCCTGATACAACCACCAACCCTTTTTTCCACCTTGCGGTGATCGTTTAGGGAATTGCTTGTACTGTTTAGAACCAAACTCATTTCCCATTATCACATATCCAGCACTAAAAGCACTAGAGCCAACTTTACGTGATCCACCAATACTAAAACTTGGTGCTTTATCTGACTTAGAAACTTTAATAGACTCTGCAACTGCTATTGCTTGTTTAGCGTTATATGGTGCACGTGAAGCAGAACCTTGAGCATAAGCTGCACCACGTTCAGCAAGATTAGCTGCAATTTGTTTCATATCATTTTTTGCAATATCGTCCATTTTACTAAAAGTACGAAGTAAAGCACGATAGTCTTTATCAACTGGAACTAGTCTAATTGCTTTAGCCATTATTGCGTTCCACTAAAATCTCTACCGCTGTAGCAAAAATTGAAGCGTCTTCTTCTAGCCAAGTGCGGGCAGGTATTCCAGTTTCTATAGCTAGTTGAACTGCTATCCAGCCTATTGAGCCTGCCCCGTAACTTTTGGGTGGTCAAGATCCTTGAACTGGACATCAACAACTTTAGTAGCCCAGACATCATAAGGAGCGACTGGTTTTTGTGTGACACGTTTTTGGATTTTGTGCGCCAAGAATAAAAGAAGATTATTGCTTGGGCTTTCAGCGTCTCTAAGAGCTGTGGTGATTGGTTTGCCGTTGTAGATTTCTTTTTCAGCGAGAGCAAGTTCAAATGGAATAGTCCATTCTTCATATACTTCTCCTGTATCTAACGTCCATGCGATTTGTAATTTAAGCATTTGTGTGCCCCTGTTCTTTGTTTATAATGACTCGGTGATTGAACCAACAACTTGCAAAGATACAGAAACCTTTTGAGCATCTGAACCTGTTCCACCTTGGCTTGGCCAAGAAGGTAGCACGTTGAAAGTAAATGTTTTGCTAGTTTTTGCAGTCAAAACAGCAGCTAGAACTGTGTCTGGTGCTGATTCAGTTGCGTCCCAAAGAGCTTTAGTCAATGAGTCTGTTTCGCCAATATCGTTTAGGAATTCAAGATCCAAAGTTGCATTGTTGTCAATGTACTTGTAAGCGCGTCCTGCGATAGTGTCAAAAGTTAAACGATCTGTTGAAATTGTTAAGTTTGCGGTCAAGATTTGATCTGAATAATCTTTAGTTGCAATAGTCAAAACAAGTGAACGACCACTTAAGATTGTTGTTGCCATTGTTGCCTTCCTTAGCCTGTGTAGGCCGTTTGTAGTTGGATTTCAGCAGTTAACAGATCAGTACTGTTGGTCTGCCTAATTCTCGGACTAGATACCGACAGTATAACCCAAGAAGTCGGAACAAGTGCCAAGATTGTTTCTATATCATCTTCCAAGTTTTTTAATGCGCTTGGATTTGAATACGTAGTGCTGACCACTTCTAAAGTAAGTCTTACGTACCAATTCTTTGTATTGCCAATAACCATTGGTTCAAGGTATGGGTCAGAAGCCAAAATAAGGGCTGCTGGTGGGATTATTATTTCTGGTACGTGATCATAAGCGGTGTAGTTTGTTCCAGAGGTTATTGCTGTTTTTAAGGTGTTTCTAAGGTCTGATAAGGCCATAGATTAACCTACTTGACTATTGGAGTCTATGTATTTTGAAATTAGACCTGTGACTTTGTAAAGAAGTGTTCTGCCCATTCTGTATGGTGCTGGTGTGTAATCAAGAGCTTGTTGTGTGCCACCTGCAGCTAATCTTGATTGGAATACGTCAATTGATATTTGTAGTACGGCTTCTTCTACCGCTTTGACGTTGTTGTATTGGCTTAAATCGTTTGCTGCTGCGACTCCGCTTGGAATAGTTGCATTAAAATCTGTGTGAGGTGTTGCACCTGTTAC